TTCCACTTCGTTTTTCCGCGCTTGAATTCGTCTGGAATTGACGCGTAGGCAGGGAGTCCCTTCGTTGTCCCGAATCCGACGTCGAGTTGGCTGATTTCCGGAATTCTGATCGCTTTACTCATGTCATTCCTCTCTTCTGCTTCAAATTAGGCGCGCGCTTGGCGTGCCGGGTTTCGGGTAATTGGAACTGAGCCGATCTTAACTTCGCATCGCTGCCCGGATAGCTCTGCGATTGTTTCAGCAAAATCCGCGCACGCCGCATGCAGCAGCGCGGTCGTTGGTTCCCTTCCGCGTCCGAGTGCGTCGATTGATTCAAGCATGGCGCGGAAGGATGGGCGGTTGCCGATCACTTTTTTTGCCACTGAGCATCGGCGAAATACTTGCTCATCAAGTACGCGACGCCCGCTTCTTTATGCTCGTGACTCGGCTCGAATGAAGCCATCAAAGCGCGAATGTGCTTGAGCGCCTTATCCTTGTCGACTCCATCGGCCGGCGCGACACTGAAACTTGTCAGGCCCGAGAAGAACCAGTCGGAAAAAAGCTTGTTCCACTTCGTTTTTCCGCGCTTGAATTCGTCTGGAATTGACGCGTAGGCAGGGAGTCCCTTCGTTGTCCCGAATCCGACGTCGAGTTGGCTGATTTCCGGAATTCTGATCGCTTTACTCATGTCATCCCTCTCTTCGCTATCCGGCGCGCGTGGCGCCGGGTGTGTGATTTACGCTGCGGCTTCGGCCGGCTCTTGCTTCGTGTGCGCGTCGATGACCTCTTGCTTCGCCGCTTGGAACTGCGCGAACGCTGCTTCGTCGTTCAGTTCGGCCGCATGATTGCGCGCTACCTTGAACGCTTCCTTCAGGGCTTCGCCGCTCTTCGCTGCCTTGATCGCGGCGATGTGGCGCTTCACGTCGGCGGGCTTCATCGATTGCGGCGCTTGCTGCGCTTGTGCGGCGACCTGGTGCGTGTGCGCGTCGGCGTCATTGTCACCCTCGGTCGGGATGCAGAACGCCTGAAACGCCGCATATTTGAACGCGGCCGACATCGCCTTGTTGCTGCTCTTGTCAGCGCTGTCCATCGCTTCACCGACCGTTGCGATGGTGTGCTTGCTGCCGTCCTCGGCGCTCACGAAGTCAAATTCGACGTGAACGCAGGTGTAGAAAATCGCGCCACCCTTCGACGTCTGCCGCTCGACCTGCTCGCGACTTACGACGCGCGGCAGAATGCAGAGCTTGTTGCGAGCCAAAACGGGAGACAGAGCCGAATATACGTCGTCGATTCCGCGGAAGTTGTATCCCTGCTGCTGATTGCGATTGTTCTTCGCGATTCCGTCGCGCGACATATCGTGAATCACATTGCAGATTGCTTCGTACACTTTAAGCGTCGTCATTTTCGTTCTCTCCGTTCAGTTCGAGGTATTGCTGTTCAAGTTCTTCGAGGTATTGCTGCGCTTCGCGGTCGTCGTCGCTCATATCGGGTGAACTCCGAAAGCCGCGCAGTAACCGAGGAACAGGCCGAAGCCGATTGCAACCGCCCAATCGAATGCGCGCGGACTCATGCCAACACCTTCGAGAACAGGCCGGCCATGCGTTCTATTATTTCGATTTGACGTTCGATTTCTGCGGCGCGCTCTTGCTGCTGGCGCAAGTGAATGTGATTCGATCGGACGTCGCCGCCTTCCTGCTTGATCAGCATTTGCGCGACGTCGATGCCGGCCTGTGCGGAGAATCGCGCGGCGGCGATCACTTCTGCGAACTGCGCGGGAGTTTTGGACTGGCTCATATCGTGTTTCCTTTCGCTGTTGTGTGTGTGCTGCTGAGATGAATCATACCTTGTTGGTGTAGGGTGTCAAGCATTTTTCACCAACAAGAGATGAAATTAGTTCGGCACAAAGCCAAGCTCGGCGAAACGCTCCTTTAGCGCCTGGTGCGCGCGCACTTCGAGCGCATGCACGGCGCGCGCGACTTTCTGCGCGAGACGGTCGACGGATGACTTTCCGACGCCGAGCCGGTCGCTTATCTGCCGCGTCGTCTCCATGTATGCCTCGCCGAACGTGAATTCACGCTCTATAACGGCTTCCAGAAGCGCCGCGTTCGCGTGGGTATGGGAGAGATGGAACTTGATCAGCGCGAGCGCGTGCGCATGCTTCTGGTCGGCGTCGTCGGCCTTCTGCGCGCTCCATCGACGCCCCTCGTACTTGCGCAGCGTGCCAGGGTCGCGGTGATAGCGCGCGATGACCGCGGCGCGCTCGATGGCGCTCAGTGTCGAGTCGATGGCTTGCATCGCCCATGCCGCATCGGTAATGCGGTCGGTCCAATCCCGTTTCTCGGTGACGGTGCTGCGCGCGACGGATTCGGAATAGCCGGGAACTTTGACGGCCGACGCTAGAGCGATCGTTTCGAATACGCTTTCGAGCGCTCGATGTACGTTTGCAAAGGGGTGAACTCCCCGCATCGCGCCTGCATTGGCTTGTCCTTCGCGCATATCCAACTCCCCAGAAACTCGTATTTGCCGATCGACCATGTGCAGTGTTTGCAGGTCGGGTTGCGCCGCTCGCGCTCAATCAAAATGTCGACTGGATCGCGGGTGTCGCCCCGCCGCTCCCATGTCATGCGAACAAATCCGGCGCGCTCGCGACGAGCTTGCATGTGCGCCGCGTGATCGGGTCTTTGATCTTGGCGCCAGGCTCAACGACGACGCCAGTAGCAAGCAACTCGTTCACGCGCCCGGTGACAGACTGGATCGGCAGACGCAGCGCGCGCGATATTGCGTTGCGCGTCACGCCGGCCGGGTAGATCGTCCGCAGAAAGCGCTCGACGGCGATGCGCTGCCGGTCGGCTTTGCCTTCGGCCTGATGCTCGGCGAGTGCTGCACTGCTGGTCGATGCGATCATTTCGCGCCTATGCCGGGAGAGTGTCTTGCGGAGATTTTAACGCTTTTACTCTCTCTACGGTAGCATTTCCAGGCAAAAATTTGCTCGCGTCGGTGAATGCGATGCGCGGCGTGTTCGAGCCGTTTTGCAGCACGAGCAGCGCTTTGCGCGCGTCGCCGATCAGCACCGGATCAGCAACCGGGTATCCCTGGCGCGCGTTGAAATCCTCCGGCGCCCCGATCAGCTTCGATGGATACGGCGGCACCTCGCCGCGCATCTTGTACCCGCGATAGCGGTTCACGAATTCGTTTTGCGTGAACGGGTATTGCTCGGCGTCGACGCGACAGAGCTTCAGCCAGCCGCCCATGTCTTCGACGACGCGGTGAATCAGCGGATCATCGAAAACGACCGTGTACTGATCGCCGCGCGTGCGGATTGCGTAATCGACCGCCGACCATGCGAGATTCGCTGAATCCTTCGTCGAGCCTTGCAGCATTTTCACGATGTCGGCCGGCTTCGGGCACCACTGCCCCGAATCCGGGTTCATGGCGTGCTGCCCTAGCGCGCGCTCGATTGCGGCAATGTCGAACGGCTCCATCGCCATCGTCCACACGTTCAGCGCGAACTCCGAAAAATCCTGCCGGTAGAACGCGTGAACATCGGCGAGCACTGCGGCGAGGCGAAGCTGGTCATTCGGTTTCATCGTCGTTCCCCTTTGCGGCTTCTTCAGCCTTTAGGCGCGCTGCCAATCGCTCGACAACCGCGCGATTATTGCGTTCGATTTGCTCCTGCTTGCTCACGTACCCGCCCGGATTGCGCGGGCCGGCGCTGCGCTGAACCTGCTGCGCAAGGTCAAGCGCGTTCTGCCGCTCGCCTGACTGCTCGTTTTGCAGCCATGAAGCCTTGAAGCCGGCATAGCTGCGCTGCGCGCTGAATCGGATCGCGTCGTTAAGCGATATGCCCGCCTTCGCTGCCTCGCTCTCCGTCAACTCCATCGCGCTCAAGGTGTTCGCCTGACCCTTCTTTTTCCGCACTTCGAGCCAGTCATTGATGTTCTGCTCTTCGACGCCTTTGCTCGCGAGATGCTTGCGGGCATTGAAGCGCGGCACGCGCTTATTCTCCGAAGGAGAATCTTCTGGTTCTTGGTTAATGGTTAATGGTTTATGGTTAGCATTGCCCTCGGTATGCGATCGCATAGCGTCTGCACTACCTTCGCTCTTTCCCTTGTTCCATCGGGCCTTGGCGGACTCCGCTGCCTTCACCGACTTGGCCTTGTATGCGGCAATCACGGCCTCGCAACGCTTGTGAACATAGCCTTCTTCGGTGCGAATGAAGAAGTCCGACAGTACGTTTTGGAACGCCTGCACCTCGTCCGCACTGCGAACGCTATGCGAACGCATGAGCTTCGCATGATCGAGTGTCAACGGCTTTTCGTCGATGTAGTACGTGTCTAGCAACTGGCGATATATGCCGTGCTCAAGCAGGGACAGATGAGATGTGTCCTTGCGATAATCGCCGATGTGATGTTCGTAGTAGTTCACGCCGGCACCTTTGCGGCTTCGAATGCCTCGCGCGCGATCGCTTCTTGATGCTCGCGATAGTTGACGGCGTTGCAAAGCGTGTCGAGGTCGACAACGACGCCGAGCGACAGATAGACGCCGTATTGAAGAAGCCGCGCGCTCGCATACGAGAGGTTGATCTGACCGATCCGCACCATAGCGAAGCGCTTGTAGCTCACGCCTGCCGCTTCGCAGATCGCTTTGATGGCGGGGGTGCCCGCCTGCTTCCAGACCTGGTGCGCGGTGAAAGTCGGCCGGCCCCGCATTTGCTCGTCGACAGATGTCGAAACGCCGTACATGTTCTTTTCGCCCTGCATGTTTTAACCTCTCTCCGGTAGCCAATGAAGAGAGTTTAAGCCTCTCGAAGAGAGTATGCAACCCCTTTGAGCGATTATTTATGAGACGCGATATGTCTGATTTGTGTGATCGGGTGTTGATCCTATATTACCGCCGTGGTATGGTTCGCCTTATAGCATCACAGAAATCAAGAAAACCACTGCCTACAGAGACCCGAAATGGACGTCAGAGAGATTCGGTACAGCAATTTTCAACACCTATTCGCGCAGTTTAAGGAGAATACCCGGAAGGATGATCCGGGTGCGCCAGAGAAGGGAATGCTTAAATTGTTCGGAGAGCGGTTAGGCATTCGCCAGGCGTACATGTCGCACATTCATACCAAGTACAAAGGGATCGGCGAGACGACGGCCCGGCTCATCGAGCAGGCACTCGGCCTCCCCCGCGGCTGGATGGATCAGGCGCATGATAAGCAACCGGCCGCGCGCGTAGAGGCGCAGTCTACCGAAGGGTCAAAGCAGGTAGAACCTACCGATGCCGATGAGCTTGAGTTTCTTGAAACGGCGATCAAGCTCTATCGCCAAGACCCGCTGCGCGCGCAATCCGCCCTGATGAGGGTGTTAGCGAGTAGGTATGACAAATAGGTGATTCGAACACCCGTGCGGTAGGTTTTACTGTTGTCGCGAAATATTTTGTTACGTTTGTTGTGTCAAACGCTTGTTCAACGATTCGTCATAGGGGTATGATCATTTCCGTCGGTGATGTACTGACTACCCCCTTAGGACGAAGAGCAGACCATGTTGAGCCAGCAAGAAAGCACTAAAGAAAACGATTGCATGACTGTGGAAACGCCGCCGCTGATGTGTGAGCAAGAGTTCTTGCTGGCGGTGTCGATGCTTGACCACGCAGAGCGGATGGAATTTTTGCGATGCATGGACGCGACACACTGAATTTCTGCTGATTTAATCTCTTTGGGGTATTGACAGGTAGCGGGACGCCAAACTATAATTCTGTCATGTTCAAGTAGTCCGCAATAGAATCTCTCCGGCAGTAGCTTAAAAGGGCGCCAAGGGTCAAACCTCGGCGCCCTTTCTTTTTGCTCCGCGAAAACACAAGTCCTGAGTTCAAGTCAGGCCGACTCGCCGGCGTAAGCGGCGCCCTTCGGGTTTCATGCATCGTCTGTCGCGCAACGCGACGAGCCGCCCTTTCCGCGCGTCCTCTCCCCGCGCGATCGGCGGGAGGCATGAAACCCGAGCGGTAAGCTCAAAGAGCGGTGAAGTAGAAGGGCCAAGCGTCGACAACCTATCCCCCCGATGGGACGATGCAATCATGCGCGATCGCGCGAATCCAGTTGTGCAATAAAAAAGCCGCTCAACCGAGCGGCGCGGCGGATCGGGTTGCCACCCATGATCCTAATGCAGAAAGGTCGGAAGCCCGATTTGGCGGTCGGGCAAGCCGAATCATTCATCTAGTGCTATACGCGCGCGCGCCTGAAGCTTGCGCAGCGCTTCTATGTTGTGAACGAGGTCATCACCCCAGGTCACGAGCGCCTTACAGATTGCGCGGTATTCCTTCGCATTCTTTAGTGCGTTCCTCTTTTCGAGCGTCGGCCGGGAAATCTTGCGCGGCTTGCGCTCGATGGTCGAGAGTATTTGAGCCAGTTCGGTTCCCTCCTTCGCATCAAGCGCTTTGAGGTAGAACGACTTCGGGTTGCGGGCATAGTCGCCCGGCGCTCCGATCGCTCGCCGGTAAAGCTCGACGAGCATGTGTTTAGGTAGTGCGGCGAGTTGCGGTCGATTCATGCGTGGGCCTATGTAAAAGCCCTGTGCGGGCTGGTTTCAATCAACGTCTGCTGCGGCGATTTCGATGCACTCGCGAAGCTCCGCGGTGAAGGTTGAGAGAGTCGCGGCTATGTCGCAATTCGGCTGCTCGTCTATGCGGTCCATGAAGTCCAAAAAACCCCGCAGGTATCCGTCGCCATCGCGAGCATTGATGTCAAAGCCTCCGCGAATGCCCTGAGCATGTGCGGCGGCGGCAGTCGCGCCTTCGATGTTGCGTGCGACGAATTCGACGTATTGAGCGTGGTTCAAGGCCATTTTTGTTCTCTCCGGTTTGGCGCGCTGGTTCGTTAGCGCATGGGTTGAATCATGCCACCCGGAGAAAACAACAGTCAAGAGAAATTTGACTGTTAATCGTCGAGACGCGCGAAATAGCGATCAGCCTCGGCCTCGTCGCGCTCTTCGGCGGTCATCTCTTCTTCTTCGTCGTAGTTATCGGCGTAGTCCAGTTCGTGATAGTAACGGATCATTTTGGTCCCTCGCGGCGGTGTTGTTGTATGGCTGAATCATACCGACCGGAGAGCGCAACAGTCAACTACTATCTGACTGTTGTGAATTAAGGGGTTATACCGATGCTTTTTGCCCTTTTGAAGCACCCCGAAGATATGATAAGATTCGTATTAAGGTATGCGGGGTATCCGACAGAAGGGAGCGTTCCCTTCGGGCATCCCCTGCACCTCACGCCGCTACGGGGAATCAGATAAATGCAGACGAGAATATTCGCGCAGATAACGCACGAGGTCGTGCGCCAATGGCAGATCGACACCGGGCGCCAAGCAGCGCCGATGTGGTCGCAGGAACACCCGCACTATCGCGAGGCGATGGAAGGTCTGATCGGTCAGGTCATGGCGGGGAAGCTCGATCCTGAAGACTTCGCTGATACGCTCGGCGCGGCCGGTCGGATTGCCCTGCCGATTCTCGTCGCTATCACACCTGGCGGCGCATACGAAGAGCCGGAAAACACCGATCCCGACCGCAAGCCGGGATATTCGGAAAAAGACCTGAGCCGCGAAGCTCCGCACAAGCGTGAGGCGAAGAAGCCCGGCGACGTGACGGTGACGAAATGAAGCGCGCGGCGAATCTCGCAAATGCGGCCCTCGACGGCGCAAAGGCCGCTCTTGCTGGCGTGTTCATCGGCTGCGCGTGGTTCGCTGGCGCGGTCACGCTCGCATGGTGCGTGCAAGAACTGCTGTTTCACTGCTGATCATGGGGCGAGGCGTCGAGCGTGATTTGCGCGGGTGACGTGCGGCAACGCGTTCCGCCGTCGGGAGCCGGGCGAGTTGTTATCCGGTCACGGCGATAAGATCGCGCGCCGCTCGGCGCTTTGCCCCTACCTGGAGAGAGGGATGAAAAAAACGAAGTGGTATCCGGGCAATGTGAAGCCGGTGCATGTCGGGGTGTATGAGACAGCGCCGCGATATGGCCGGAAGTTCTTCCAGTTTTGGGACGGGAAGCGATGGGGTTTCGCGGCCGAAACTGTTGAGCGCGCTTTTGAATGGCGCGCAGTTTCTTCGGCGCATCAGTTCGACGACTGGCGCGGCCTCACTGCTCCCGCCAAGTAAGGCAATCAGCCGGTGAGAATCCGGCTCTCTTTTCGCGCGCTGCCGGTCAGGGCAGGAACCCGGCAACACATACGGGCCGGTAGCGCGCACCCTGACGCATGATGCTTGAACTACCGCGCGCGCATGGCCCTACCGGACGCGGAAGCCAGCGGCAGGCATCAGTCGTCAGGGTGAGATTGTTCGGGAATCCACGCGCCAACAGCCAGCAATAAATTCCACTGTTCGGAGAAAAAGATGAGCGACGCCCGCCCAGACTGGCAGCAACGCGTGATCGACGAGAAAGCCGAACTTGATGCCAGGATCGGCAAGCTCTGCGCGTTCCTGCAAAGCGAGGCATACCGCGCCCTGCCCGACACCGACCGTCACTTGCTCGACCGGCAATTGAGCCACATGCGCGACTACGCGCACATTCTGTTCATGCGTGTTGCGAGGTTTGGATGATGGACGCGAAAAAGACGGTAGACGAACTGCGGGCGGAATTCCTGTCGAAGCTTCGTGACGCAGAACAGGCGGCGTATGCGTATTTCTGTGAGTGCGACGTCGGAAGTGAAAGATGTGCCGCGCACGACATGTACGAAGAGATTCGGACGATGACGCGCCGGCACATGGTATGAACGACGAGCTAAGGCAGGCTATTCGCTACCGAGTCACTAATTACCCGCGCGCGCACGAACAACCCGTAGACGCGCGCGAGGTTCGATGCTTCTGGTGCGATCACCGGAAGGAGCGCCCTGACGCGGTGTGCTGCGATCCGGTGAAGATGGCTAATCTTTGATCGAGATGCGATCAATCGAAAACGCTCGAATATCGCGCCCGCGCAGGCGATGACCTTCCAGAATCACAAACTGCCCTGTGCGCTCGATGAACTTCGCGCGGATGACTTCGCCTGACCGCAGCACGACGCGCACACGCGTTCCGCGACGGCATGACGTGTGCGGCGTGCTCGTCATCACTTGCTCCAATGCTTGATGTATCGAAACGCGTCAAGGGCCGCGAAGCCCTGCGCTCTCAGGTGCCGATAGTACGCGAGGCGGCTCATATTATCGGCGGCTCCGGTTTGTTTAGGTAGCGCATCAGGCCGTCTCGCGATGCACTTTGGCGATGATGGTGAGCGTCTTGGCGCGGGCTTCTGCCTCGCCGGTCAGCGCTGCGTTCTCCATCGTCAGGCCGTTCGCCAGGATGAAAGTGTTCAGGCGGGCAATCATCGCAGCGGCTTGCTCGATCGTGTTCAGTTCGAAGTTGTTCATGGTCTGCCTCGGCTTGTTGTGGGGTTAGGCGATCTTCGTCACCTTGAATTCGCTGCGCTTGATGCCGAGTTGCTTGGCGACTGCGAGCACGTACTCCTTCGAACCCGTTGCGATGATGCCGCCGAAAATCTTGTTTTGAGCTTGGAACATTTTTCTTCTCTCCGGTTGGTGCGCGTCGTTCAGCGCATGGGATGAATCATACCGCCCAGAGATTCGAACAGTCAACAACTATTTTCACTGTGATTTGCTCAGGAGAAACCCGGATGACCGACATCGCGCACACACTCGCCGAGCGCGGCGCTCGATATGGCGTGTTCGCCGATCACGCGGTGATCGCGCAAGGGCTTAAGGAAGTGATGTGGCAGGCGCCAGGATGGGCGCGCCTGCAACCAGATCAGAAGCAGGCGTTAGAGGTCATCGGCGATAAGGTCGCGCGGATACTGAACGGCGACCCGGACTATCACGACAACTGGCACGACATACAAGGGTATGCGCGGCTGGTTGCCGATCGGCTGGTTTAACGAATGTCCCGCTCGCTGAACGGCTTGCGGGGCTTGAACAGCGCGAGATAGATCGCTTCGGCCCATTCGAACGCGGCTCGGATGATCGTCATTTGCTCGTTCCCTTGTCGATGGCAATTCGTTGATCGATTCCGAGCACTTCAAACTCGGTCACGTACTCGTACAGAACCGCCATGCGCCACCGCTCCGCATCAATCCTGTCTTGCTCTGCGGACTGGGCGAGAGGTGCGGCGTCCCAATTGGCATCGCACAGAGGATGATGCGATCCGTTCCAGTCTCCTAGGCGGCGACATTTGCAGTCTTGCTTGGCGCTCGGATTGGGCGCGGATGCGGCGAGAGCGGCACGATACCCGGCGATGAACGCGCATCGCTCGTCGGATAGCGGCCGAGTCGTCGGACATAGCGGCATCGCGCGCAACTCGGCTGTCCACTTCTTTAGGGCTTCTCTTTCGTCCATCGCTCAGACCTCCCACTTAACCGGGACCGCGACTTTCAGCGCGCGAGCGTTCAAGCCCGCTCGGGCTTCGGCTTCGGTGTCGAACCAGTCGGCGTGACCGCCTGGAAACACGTTCACATACACGGTGCGCGATTCTCCGTCCATGAAAAGATCGCTCCGGCATTCTTCGCTTTGAATGTACGTGCCATCTTCGTAAAACGCTCCCGCCGAGTCATCGCCCGCGATGAAGGCGACAACTCGATAGCCCTGCCGCGCCTCCGGTACGTGAGCCAATAGACGAGCTTTGCGCCCGTCGCGCGTGACAATCGGCTTCCCCGCTTTCGCGGCTTCCAAATCAAACGGCTTCATTCGTGCTCTCTCTTTCGGGTTGTGATGTCCTACAATACTACCCGAAAGAGAGCGTATGTCAACAGGAGATTCTATGAAGCGCGTGCAATGCAAAGCGTTCGCGCGCTCCACCGGCGCGCAGTGCGCAGCTAAGGCGGTTCCGGGTAAGGAAGTCTGCCGCGTGCATGGCGGCATGTCCGACGGAGCGCCGGAAGGCAACCAGAATGCACGGAAACACGGCATCTACGGCAGTCACTTCACCGACGAAGAGCGCGACGCCCTGCCCGACATCGAATCGCGCATCGGCACGCTGACGGACGAAATCACGCTGTGCAGGGTGCGGATCAATCGCGCGCTCGCGGCGGAAAACAGCGCGTTCAAGCTCGATCCGAACGGGCTTGAAATCGTGCGGTTCGTCGACCGCGATGAGACAGAGTTCTCATCCGGCCCGGAACACGTACACGAGCGCATCGATTACGGCGCGCACGTCGAGCGGTTGCTGAAGCGGCTCGAATCGCTCGAACGCACGCGCGCCGAACTGATCAAGCTCGACCGCGAGAACCCGATCGATGACGACGAGCCGACCGGCGAAATCCGCGTTCACATCGTCACCGCCGAGAACGTCGACGCGCACCGGAAGGATGGCAATGAAGGCGCTTGACCTGGTGATGACGCCGCCGCAAGCCGAATTCTTCATGCTCGACGACAAGTATTCCGCATTTGTGGCGGGGTTTGGTACTGGCAAGAGCGAAACGATGGCGAACTGCGCGGTGCGCGACGCGATGATGTCGAGCGATTCGCTCGTCGCGCTGTACGAACCGACGTTCGACTTGATCCGGCTGATCATGGCGCCGCGCATGGAAGAGAAGCTAGTCGACCTCGGCGTGCGATACAAATACAACAAGACCGAGAACATCATTTACACGTCGTCGCGCGGTATCGGCGACTTCATTCTGCGCACGCTCGAAAATCCGGCGCGCATCGTCGGTTACGAGTCGTATCGAGCGCACGTCGACGAGCTTGACGTGCTGACCGAAGACAAAGCGCGCATGGCGTGGCAAAAGATCATCGCGCGGAATCGGCAGAAGCCGCGAGGCATCGCGAAGCCGCTGAACCGCGTGAGCGCCTACACGACGCCCGAAGGGTTCAAGTTCGTCTACAAGACGTGGAAGAAAGAGCCGAAAAAAGGCTATCGGATGATCCAGGCGGCGACCGCCTCGAATCCGTTCCTGCCCGACGACTATATCGACGGCCTGCGCGCGTCCTACCCGCCGCAACTGATCGAAGCGTATCTAAACGGCGAGTTCGTCAACCTGACGCAAGGCACGGTCTATCTCTGCTTCGACCGCAAAGAGAGCGTTAAGCCCTGCCCGTATAACCCGGCGCTGCCGCTGCATATCGGCATGGACTTCAACGTGAACCCGATGAGCGCGAGCGTTCATCAGGAGCAGCCGAACGGCGAAATCTGGTGCGTCGGCGAATTCGCGGTGATGTCGAGCAACACGCACGACCTCGCCGATCGAATCATTGAGCGGTACGGGCGCGAGTCGTTCGACCCGACGAAGAAAGACCTGTCGCACATCACGATCTATCCCGACCCGGCCGGCACGCAGCAGAAGACGAGCGCGCAGGGCAAGACGGACGTGAGCATTCTCCGCGACAAGGGCTTCCGCGTGATTCACATGAACGCGCACCCGACGATTCGCGACCGCATCAATTACGTCAACGGATGGCTGCTGAACGGCGACCGAGTGCGGCGTTATTTCGTCGACCCGTCTTGCGAGAACGTCATCCAGTGCTTCGAACAGTTGATTTACGACCCGAACACAGGGCAACCGGATAAGAAATCCGGCGCGGATCACATGCCCGATTCGGTCGGCTATTACCTGTGGACTAAGCACCGCTGGATACCCGCGCAACGCACGCAATCCGATCACCTTCACCGATAGGAACCCCATGCATCACGATTTGCGCCTCGGCGATTGCCTAGAGGTGATGGCGACGCTCGCCCCTGCGTCGGTCGATCTGATCCTGTGCGATTTGCCCTACGGCACGACGGCGTGCAAGTGGGATTCGATTATCCCGTTCGACGCGCTCTGGTCTCAGTATCGACGTGTGATTAAAGAGAATGGCGCGATTGTGCTTACGGCTGCGCAGCCATTCACGAGCGCGCTGATTGCATCGAATGCGCGCGAGTTCGCTTACTGCTGGTATTGGAACAAGTCGCGCATCACCGGCTTCGCGAATGCCAAAAAGCAGCCGTTGCGATGCGTCGAGGATGTTGCTGTGTTCTATCGGCGCGCGCCGACGTATAACCCGCAAGGCATCGAGCGTATCAACAAGGTAAAGCGCAACGGGTCAACGGTGGGCGGCGATACGCTGCGCGGCGACACAGAAGCGAGCGCCGGGCGCGGATCGCTTCGCACCGCCGGCGCGGAGTACGTGCAGGAGTTCACCAACTACCCGCGGCAAGTGCTGCACATCGCGAGCGAATCGAAAACCGTACACCCCACGCAAAAGCCCGTCGCGCTCATGGAGTACCTGATCCGCACATACACGAACGAGGGTGAAACGGTGCTCGACTCGTGCATGGGTTCCGGCACAACCGGCGTCGCATGCGCCAACACCGGCCGCAATTTCATCGGCATCGAACGAGACGCAGGCTATTTCGACATCGCGCGCAAGCGCATCGAGGCGGCACATGAAAGTCACTCATTACTCGACGCTGCATGCGTTGCATGACATCGAGCCTGAATACGCGCAGGCAAACATCGAAGCCATGTTCGAAGGGACGGACGTCGACACGGTATCAGCGGTTCTCACTCGCAAGCCCGACGGCGGGCTGATCGGCTCGACGCACCTCACCAAATACCGGATTCACTAGCCATGAGCCGAAGCATTCGCGGCAGCAAAGGGCCGGGCTTCGAGTATTGGACCGCGCGCCCGTTCAACAGGTGCGGCGGCACGCTGTCGCCGAATGGCGGCAAGCACACGAAGAAACGCACGCATAAAGCAGAGCGCCAGATTGGGCGCGCAGACGCGAGAAGCGCCGACCCGCTCGATGGGTTCGTTCTTTTGCGCTGTCCCTCGTGCGGCTGGCTCACTGATTACGAGCAACCGGAAGAAGACTGGTGCGCAGAGTGCGATGAATTCACGCGACGAGAGCCGGTAATTCATCGGCCTCGCGCATTTACTTGAACACAGGAATCGCATGTGGAAAACGCTTCGCGACAAGCACCCGAAAGACCCTGATTTGCCCGATCGAGCGCACACAGTCGGATGCTTGACCGCTGTGCTCGACGGCACGCAATACGACATCCTGCCCTACTCGTTCCACACCGAGAAATCGGAAGCCGACGAATATATCCCGCTGCGCGAGCGCCGGCCGTCTGTGCGCTTCGCGCTGTGCTCCGAAGTCGTCGATGATTCGGTCGGCCTGCTGTTCAGCGAAGAGCACTTTCCGACGGTGACGAGCGAGAACGCGGACGCCGCCGAATCGCTCGAAGCGATCGCGAAAGACTGCTACCTGAACGAGGTGATGATCGACGCCGCAACGCGCGGATCGGTCGGCTCGGTCGCGGTGCAGATGCGCGTACTGAACAACCGCTTGTTCTTCAACGTGCGGAACACGCAATTCCTCACGCCGATCTGGAAGGATGACGCGCCCGACACGCTCGAAAAGGTCATCGAACTCTACAAGACGAAGGGCCGCGCGCTGAAGTCGGTTGGCTATCCGATTGCCGACGACATGCTCGGTCAGTGGCACTGGTTCCGCCGCGAATGGGATGCTGCCGCCGAATCGTTGTTCGTGCCGATGCCGGTGTCGAAAGATAACGACCCGGAGAAAATGACGCGCGACGACTCGCGTTCGGTCGCGCACAACCTCGGCTTCGTGCCGATCGTCTGGATGAAGAACCTTCCGGGCGGCGACGACATCGACGGCAAGTGTACTTTCGCGAAGGCGATCGACACGAACATCGAAATCGACTACCTGCTTTCGCAAGGCGGGCGCGCGCTGAAGTATCAGAGCGATCCTACGCTGCTCATCAAAGAGCCGGCGACCGGGCAAGGCGGCTCGCTCACGAAGGGCGCGGGCAACGCAATCACGGTCGGCGCTGACGGCGACGCCAAGCTGCTCGAAATGAGCGGCGACGGCACGAATGCCCTGCTCGAATACGTGCGGCTCGCGCGGCAAGTGGCGCTCGAATCGATCCACGGCAACAAGGCCGACGCAGACAAGATCGCGGCGGCGCAGTCAGGGCGCGCAATGGAGTTGATGAATCAGGCGCTTATCTGGCTCGCCGACAAGCTGCGCATCTCCTACGGCGAGAAAGGCTTGCTGCAACTCTATCGCATGATCGCGAAGGCGTCGCAGAAAGCGCAACTCGTCGACTCGGAAGGGCAAAAGATCGCGCCGATCGCGACCGATAAGCCGTTCGCGCTCAAATGGCCCGCATGGTACTCGCCGACATGGAGCGATAAGCTCAACGAGGCGAACGCGCTGACGGCGCTCACGCAAGGAAACATGCTCTCGAAAGAGACGGCGACCGCATCGCTCATCGAGCAATACGACGTCGAAGACCTGACGGGCGAGCTTGCGCGCATCGCGAAGGAATCCGCAGAAGCGGACGCCGCAGAAGTCGCGAAGGCGAAGCAACTCAAACCGGCACCGGACAACACCGGCGACTAACGGAGGCTGATTGAGCGATAAACGTCTAACCGAGTGGGCGACGCCGCGGCAAATCGAGTTCATCGAAGCCGTCGAGAAATACGGCTCCGAACGCAAAGCGGCTGCGGCGCTCGGCGTCAGTCGCGGCACGATCAGCAATTCACTGCTCGCGCTGAAGAGGCGCGCGGCGCGGTCGGGATACTCGCCGGATCATGCGATGACTCGCACGGTTCCCGAC